CGTTGATCGTTACCGTGTAGTCGGTCGTCAGCGTAAGTAAAGTCGTATTGAAGTAAACCGCGATGTCTGTTTCGACAAGTACCTCAAACGAGAAAGCATACGGCCCCGTACCAGCGGAGCCAGTGTAGACGACGCGGCGCGTCACTGCGTTGATACTATATTCCGGCATTTGTCAATCCTATTCGGGTCCGATTATACATAATAATCTGTAACGATTCTACTATTCGATTCCGAAGACACGCATCGGCTGGTTTGCGTCTTCGGAAAGTTCTGACTTGGTGGGCAGCTTAGGCGCATCGGCCTGTTTCTTTCCGCCTGCCGCGTCCTCCATTTTATCAATCATCGCGTCCTCGATGGTCGAGGCGATTTCTGGATATTCGCTCAGCAATTGCTGGCGCGCAGCTTTCCTGTATTTCCTTGTGATCGTCCTGATGATGATCATCTTGCCTTCATCGCCCGCCGCATCGTATTGCTTCGACACGGCTCCGGCATTGCCAGACACGACATCATTTAGATATTCGAAGAAAGACACCTTCTTTGAAACGCCCGGCATCTTGGCGCGAATGGCGTTCTCTGGATCAGCGCCGCCGGACAGTTTTATATATCTGTCGTAAACTTCCGGCGGATACTCGCGCAGATCATGCGCGACACGAATGCCCTTCCGCGTGAAAGAAAGAACAGGCTTGGGCATTCCGATGGTTTCCTGCATCCGGCCCAGTTCCTTGTCAATCGGAGTTCCCCTGGACTCAGAAAGTCGCGCGGGAAGGAAGATGTTATAGACCCCGTTCGTATCTTTCTGTTCTCGCCCGAAAGCGTCGAGGCGGATTGATACACTTTCGGAAAGGCCCGGTATCTTTTGCGCTACCGAATCCATCCAATCACGCGCACGCCGTATCTCGGGATCGACCGTTCTTTCTACCGCGCCCACCACCGCCGGAACAAAAGAGCTGGCCAAACGATTGAAATAACTTTCGCCATACCGATTGGGATCACTCAGCGCGTCCATGAACGCACTAAGCTGCTGCATGTAGACTTTACTCAGAACGGCATTCGCAAAAGGTACGACAACCGATGTCGCCACACTTTCTTCTATTGGCACACCGTCCAAGTCTATAGTGTCAGATTGCTTAGTGTAGATTCCGCTCATCAACTCGACAGAATCGGCGGCAATACCGATAAGGCCGCCAACGGTAGCAAAGCGATTATAGCTAATCCACTTGCCGGGAGCATATTGGACACTATACGGCTGCCAGCCCGTCGCATCTTTCATCTGCTGTCGCAGTTTGTAATCCTTGGGCCCAGCCCCGCTTATCTTCCCTTCTGCTACATAAGCCGCCATGTTGCCCATAAAAGCAGTCCCTACTGCGACGCGCCCCAACGCCATAGAGCGTTGCGCGCCTCCGGCTGCTATTTCAGCCCTTATCTTGGGCGACATAAACGCAGCGGGAGTATTGTGTACAGTCCATCTGAACAGGTTAATCGGCGTCCTGACAAACGTGGCAAACATAATGCGCCCCATAGGCACCGGGCCGACGCGCATACCGTTCACAATCTTAGCGAGAGCAGGCGCTACTTCGCCCTGAAGTTTTTCGTTAAATGTGGCTTCGATTGCCTGCGCTGAAGCCTTGTCCTTCAGCCATTTTGGCGGATCGGCAAGCGTCTTGGTAAGGGCATCCCGCGCCTCGTCGCCAGACAAGCCTAGATCACGCATAACATGGCGATATGCAAGCTGATTAATCGTGCCTTGGTAATTGATAACCTTCAGAAGCTGGTCCCCCGCGCGACTCATGTTCGTCGGGTACATCATCTTCAGGTAGTCGGCTATCCGTTGATTGCTGTTGACTGCGCCAAGGTCGTTAGCGATGACGCCCTGCTTGCCGGGAATCTCCATGGGATTACTGGGCAGAAATTGCTCCTGCCCGGTTTTTAGAGTTCTTGCGGCATAGCGCAATCCGTTCCTGATACCCATGATCTGACCGAAAAGAAGCTGCCGGGCTTCTCCCTCCATCACATCATCGCCAAACTTGCTCGCTGTATAGACCGACGGGACGCGCCACAAAGTAGAAGACGCGGTATCGAGAATGTTGACGACCTGTGTCGCAGGGTTCGACATCAGGATATTGGAATATGCGAACAAGATTTTGTCCGCGCCATCGGCTTCCGCGACATCCTCCGCAAATTTTGCCAAAGACTTCGGGTCTTTCAGCGTCGAGACTTTTTCGGCCAAATCCATCGCCGCATTCGTGCCGCCAGACTCTTCGATAATCTTCTGTAGAGCCTTCGCCATATCCTTGTCAGGCTGGCGCAGACGCTTGTGGATTTCCAACGCGCGCGCGATCTCAGACGACTGCTTTTTGGTTGTGCGAAGAATGGCGTATGTGGTCTGGAACGCGGCGTTGAAACGCGCCACATCTTCCGGCGACCCGCTGGCGCGGGCTTTATTCGCGAGAGGAATAAGTTCGTCCATCGCGGATCGGAACATCATCCAAGACGCGGCAATCTGACGCCGGTCGAATATCTGCCCCTGCATCCCTTTGATAAGTTCCTGCGGCTGGATGCCAAGCGCATCGGCTTGCTGCATCGTAACCTTTTGCGGGATTGCATCTTCTTCTGGCAGAAGCCGCGAGATGTTAGCAATCTGCTGCTGGATATCTTCCGGCCCCTCGAATCGAGACATATTGACCTTGATCGGCGACTCGTCGATCTCGCCGGAAAGAAACTTGCTCGCCTGCTCCGCGAACTCAGAGTTATCGTTAGTGGCGCGGATGACGGGCTGTTCTTCCGGGCGCATCTGCGGAACCTCAATACCAGGTTCCGCCCTTTCTCCAACTGCACCCTTGCGCCATTCCCTAAGAACGCGAAGCGCCGCTATGACACCCTCAGCGGCAAGTCCAAGCCCACCGTTCTCTAGCCCGGACTTGAGGCGCGCAAGAACCGCCGGGTCTTCTTCGTCGGCCTGAAGGAAATCAGTGATTACATTCGGAGACGCATCCTGGATTACATTCGACAGACGTTCTTCGTACGGATCGAATCCCGCCGCCGCACCTGCGATGGCGTCGATTGTGCGCTTGTACAAACCGGGAGCCACGCCCAATGCCTTTGTGACCTTACCCGCTACGCCCGCAGAGGCGAGGAATTGGCTAACGCCCTGTATCACCTCGCCTGTTACCGTGGTGGGATCAATAGTCAAATTTTCGCCGGATTCCTTGATGAGGTTCGACAAGGTACCGAACACATTCTTGTCGCCTTCGCTTAGAGCAAAGTCGCCAGTGTCGAATGTACCTAGAGGGATATTTTCCTCAAGCCACCAGCCCAGATCGTTCACGCTTTTAATAAGCTCGGATACACCGCTGGTTACGCCACGCGCAATAGCGTGACCTCCTTCCATAACGACACCCTTGCCGATATCCGCAGCCACATATTCTGCCGCCTCGCCAACATCTTTGACCCAAGAAGGCGTGATCGAAGACGCATAATTCTGAATCCAATCCAACGTAGATTCTTCTTCGGTCTTGCGCTTCGGGGCTTCTACGTCTTCAGCCTTCTTGTCGGAAGCCATAAACATCTGCAACAAAGCGTCATCGCTCGCCGCGTAAATGCGCTCTTTCTCGTACTCCGACGCAGCATCTGGCTCAGACAAGAACTCTTGCGCCGGATCGTCAAACGGCGCCGACTCGGGAACAACTATCTGCTCACGCGGCGCGTAAGCAACCGGCTCGTTCTTGATGGTATTATCTTCGGGGTTGATCGCCATTAGATCATTCCGCCTATTCTGTCGGTTTCGTTATGGTGAAGTAATTTCCCCAAGATACCAAATCTCTTTTCTTCCGCTGATATTCAGCGGTTGTCATCCGGCCAGCTTGGTAATCGGCCTCGTTTTTGGCTATCTCAGAACGCAACTGCTCCATTGATTTGAGCGTGTAAGAATTCTGCGGCGCAGGGATAGACGATCTGTATCTGGCGACAATCTGATCGGCCACATCAGCCGGAGCCTCGCCCGCACGGACGCGACTTCTGTACTCGCGTTGCGCCGCTGCTACGCGCCTATTTATCTTCGCCCTTTCGTCTTCCTTCATATTGAGAAAACTAAGCCCGCTGGCACCGCCGGATATCTGGCCTTTTACATAATCCCACTGCTCTTTTTCTTCTTCCCGCCCGTAACGAGGCGTGTAGTTCAACATTCTTTCGTTTTCCAAAACAAGCAACTTGAAGTCCGATTCAGAAAGCTGATCGTTGATGCGCGCGCGAAGAAGATCGTCGTGCTGATCTATGCCGTTAAAAATTTTATCAGATATTTCAAACAGAACATCGCTGTTCGTGTTTTCGTCTTGTGTTCTGGATTTCTCTTTCACAGAAAATTGATAAAACAGCTTCGAGATTTCTTGACCTCGCCTCATGTCGGACAAGAATGTTTCAGAATAATTTGCTTTACCCTGAAGAAAGTCCGAGATCATAGCAGATTCTCGCGTCTGTTGGCCGCGCCTTTGCGCCTGAACTGCTTGGCTCTGTGCGCTTTCTTCTATTCGAACCGCCGCTGCATTCGCGCTTTCTGTAATCCTGCGAAGCTCTGCGCGATCCTCTGAATTGGAATCGTTATAAAGTCTATCTAGCTTGGAACCCGTCGGAAGACGCCCCTCTAGGACAAAACTCAGAACTTCATCATCAGGCGTTTCTGGGTCTCGCGCCCATGATTCGAATGAATCCTTCTTTGCGGCCAGAACTTTTTTATCCAGATTATTGGAGAACGCCTTGTACCCGTCCTTGTCGCCTACTGCTGTAAAAAGATGTAATCCCTTCAGGCGGATCGCCTCGATCTTGTCGTTATAGGTGATAACATCGCCATTGCGGGCCCGCGTATCACCTATATTGATTATGTCAGTTGTGTCATCGAGAAGTTTCCGAGAAAACTCGAACGCCTTAACTTCGCGTTGCTCCTTGAGGCGCGCTTCGTACTTGCGCGATGCGGAGACAAAAGCAGTGTTACCAATCGTGGCGAGACCGGCGCGCATCTTCCTAGCGTCTGCCGTGCTGTATCCCGATAGAGATGACGCATATCCTTCGATAGAGGCATTGACGCGAGTCTGGAAATCATCCGGCGTCATCCGCCCTTCTTCAACGGCAAGCTGGAGATTGGATATCTCCTTACGCCCCAGCAATTCAATTTCGTTATTGATTGCCGAAAGCGCGGCAGAGTGCGCCGCATTGCCGAAGATAGTATCCCTGTCCCCTACGACCTGTATCTCCTCGCCAGCCGCGACAGAATCTCTGATCTGTGCCGCAGTAGGAGCGTTTTCAGCGCCGTATTCAGCGCCTTCGATCTTCGCCCGTTCGGCTGCTTCTTGAAAAGCAAACGTCGTCATGCGATCCAGCGCGTCGCGAATCCCCTCTGAAGGATCAACAATCCTCCTTTGAGGCATACGATAATCCAAGCCGCGTGTCGAAACAGACGGGACGGCGGTAGGAGAAACTCCTGTGCGGCGATATCTAGGGAGACGTTCAGCCATTTACTTAAACTCCTCCGACCATCCTGCCACCGCCGCCAACGATACCAGACGTATAGCCAGTGCGAGTCATACCAGTAGTAGGCGCACTGCCGATCTTGTACGCTTTATAACCAGCCTCTCCCAATGTAGTCGCTGCCTTGAAGTAAGATTGCGTCTTCGCCACTTTGCCCTCATAACGCAACAGAGAGGCTTTTTGCGCGCCGCGATCAACCGCAAGCTGGGCTTCTTCTTCAAAGATACCCGCCTGCATTTCTCCAGCGCGGAGCGTAATAGTCGCATTATCTCTTGCCGTGTAGAACTCATCTGCACCACGCGCCAAGGCAAACTTGCCCAGCGACGCCGCGCTGCCGCTAAACGGATCAATACCCCCAGCGCCAGCCATGGCATTCACTGACGCCATCGTCTGCACGATGTTCTCAAGCGTTCTCACGCCCTGCTCTTTGTATTTCAGCACTTCAGATCGAGTCTGCATCCGCTGCATCGTCGCTTCGCGCAAGGAAGCCATCGCCTGCTGCTGTGCCGCCTGCTGGGCAGCGGCAGCTTGTGCGTTCGCCGATTTCGCCTGCGCTCGACCGCCAGCGATAGTGGCGACGACACTGACGCCAGCTATGACAAGGGGGATGATGGCCGCTGCTGTCATTGTCCTGCACTCACTTTGTAGTCAATACCCAATACGTTCATCTTCAACGGCACGTTCTGGCCTATCGTGATTTGGCCGTCGTAACTGTAGCCCAGAATGCCATGCAATGTCTTCAGCCCCGTAAACTCCGGCACGTCTTCATCAAGGATGTCACCACCCAAACGCCGGAACGGAATCTCTTTACCGTTGATCGTCATGGCCTGCGTCTCAAACACTTCCGCGTTCACCTCGAAGATACGCTTCTTGAAGCCCTTCAATGGGCCAGACGGCAGTTTCGGCTCAAACGGCAGCGTTTTGATTACAGGCGTGAAGTTAAGACCGACTTGATACGAAGCAGTAGCTGCTTCAGCAAACGTAACAGTGAACGGACTAGCTGGCACAGTTTGGTCAGGCTCCACAACGCCATCTCGTATAATCTTGACACTAGCAGCCTCAAGGTGATCCATAGTAACCGAAGCCGCCGCGCCGCCTGTTTTTGCACAGTCGAGCAAAACTTCATCATCGAATAGCTCCACATAATAAACAGTCGCGGCATTCACAGTGCGTTTCACCGCAACGTAAATATCATCGACATCGACGCCGACATTTATGAACTCGCCATCCGTTGTCCACGAAGACGGGGCGACCACATTCTGAGAGCGCAGGACGGTGTAGCAGGTCAACGACCCGTCATCACCGTTCACTATCAGAAGCCTGTCGCCCTCATCCGTAGACGTTGCAACGCGCACCGCCATCTCCTCTGGCAATTTGAGAAGATGCGACGACAGCAGAGATATCTTTGCAGATGTATAAGCCTGCACCGTGTCGCTAAATATGAACTCCTGAAGCGCCTTGCCCTGTCGCTGTACGAACAATGACGCACCGTCGATGTTCTGTACGCGCAAACCGGGTTTCATGCCAAATGCGGTCTGCTGCTTCACGATCAGGTTGGACGGTGTGATCGGCTCATCCAATGACTGCGGCACATAGAACTCACCGCCGCTTGTGAACACCTGAAGGTGACGACCCGAATATATATCAACAATCGCATTGAACGTGCCGGTGTCGAGCGTGGCTTCTACTGAACTGTCGTCCAGCGCCTCGCCTGGATCGAAGTTAAAGAAGTCGCTGACACGCGAACCCCAGATCGTAGACGGCAGGCTTTTCGCCCCACCGAAGAAAAGGCGTCCTTCGTGGAACGTAACGCTACGCGGCCAACCGCGTGTTGCACTCCACGCTTCTTCATAACCAAATTCAAGAGACCAGTTACCGCTACTGATTGCATTAGTATCGAAAAAGGGTATCTCGACATAAGCCTTAACAACAGTGTTGCTAACGAACTCTGTAATACGCGCCCGCCCAAAACCATTCAGCGCATTTATGTATTCACCAACCGCAGATTCTTTGAACGCCTTAATGTCATATTGTGAGGTGGCGTCAGGAGCGGTATCGAAATTAGGCTCAACCGTTGCTATCTTAGAAGTTGCGTTATAATCAGAAATACTACGAGTCTGACCAGAACCAGTGCCACTTGTGATTTCAATAAACATACCATTGCACTGATCGTCTGACACAAAGCTAGTGGCCGATTTGAGGGTAATCGTGCTTGTGCTACCCGCCTGCGCTGTGCCATTGTCTGTCGTTACGCTGGATGCTGTGATTTCTATATTACCGCTAGCGCCGGATGGCGTGATAGTGTAGGTCGGATTGTGTATATCAATATCGAAAGCAAAAAGCGGTATGTGAGAGAACGATATAGTGCTGACCGTCCATGACGCATCCGTCGCACCGCGCACGATCCTGAGAGGTTCTAAGTCTTCATGAACAACGATAACCGTATCCGCCGACTGTACCCAATTCATCTGCGGTAAAATCGAAGACGTAAGCGCCGACACCGTGAGATAGTCGTTACCGCTACCATTGATATTCGTGATAAGAGCGCCGTCCTTGACGACGTACATGCGTCCCGGCGTGAATACAAGCATGTAGCTATCCGACACGCTGAACTCGAACTTGACCATACGGACAGCATCGCCAGCGCCGGAGTCTAATTCAAAAATAAACTTAGTGCCGTCACGTCGTTTAGCGCCGCCCTGCGGCTGTATGGATACGTTTGTCGCCGTCGTCAAACCCGACGCATACTGTGAGATATCAGTACGCGCACGAAGTTTCGGGTCTAACTCGCCCGACGTGAAATCGTTTTGTATAAAAACGACCCGGCTCATCCACGAACATCCGTTAGCGGGAACTCCATAATATTCTGCGGCGGGCGGTCGCCACCGTCAATATTCATAGAAACGCGAGCCAGACCACCGCGCATATTCTGTGTCGGAGGCCCGAAAGCCATTTCGTGAAAGTATTGCGCTTTCGTGATCTGGTCCGTGATCGGTTCAGCAAACGTCGCAGCAAGTGCGTGTCGCAGGAAGTTTACGAAATAAGGCGGAAATGAGGCAGGGTCAGGACGAAACTGATAGTCGATCCACACCTGCTCGTAATTCGTATAGACGCCGCCGCTGTAAATCTCAAACTCGCGCAGGGGCAGAGCGCCCGTCGCGCTCGTATTAAATACCGCTTTCGGGTTGCCCAAGATATCACCCGGCAGCGCGTATTTGTATTTCCATTCATTTACAGGAGTATCAACAAGCTGTGCAAGCTGAACTTTCTTGACGGACCAACTATAGGGATACTGCATTATAAGAGTGTCGCGGATATCGTCGTAGAGACGATCTGCAATCTGCGCCTCGTCAGTTCCGTCGCTAAAACTAGAAAGAGGAGAAGCGCCCAACATAATGAGCGCATCGGAACATATAGATAGTTTTGTGTCGCCTGCCGCCATGCCGACCTCTCAAAACAAAAGGGGCGGGCCGAAACCCGCCCCAATCTTATTAGTCGCCGTCAGTCGCGGCAAGCGTCGTGCCGTCCGCAACATCGACCACACCACCGCTGTTCGAGAGAACCTGCGTCAGTGTGCTGACCCGTGTGCCACCCGTAGAGGTGACGCAATAGATCAGATCGCCAATGGCGAGCGTGTCGGAGATATTGTTGAAATATCCCGCAGTGTTTACGTCAGCAATCGTGTCGGCGGTCTGATAGGTGTAAATGCCGGGGGCATTACCTTTCTTGGAAGCCGAAACAACGCCAAGTCCTGAAGAATCAAAAGCCATGATCTAACTCCTTACTCAGTGCTGCTGATTTTGACGATGCCTTCGTCGTCGATGGCAACCGCACCAGCGGAGAACATCGAGGAGACAAGGAACGACGTCTTCTCAGGCACATAGTTGATTTCAGACTTCTGGTTCATGCTGATGCCCATACCAACCGCATCACGATGGAACGCGAAGCTGGTGCGGGTGGACGGCAGCGGAAGACCACCTTCGTCACGGTCGCCGAGCATGATAAAACGGAAGCCCAGGAAGGTGTCGATTTCACCGGCACTAAGCGCCTTGACGGTGGCGAAATCCGAGCTAGTAAGTTCAGTTTCGTCCAGAAGCGCCGACAGACCATTCGCGTGAATGACCATCATACGACCTTCAGCCGGGACGTTATTCGCGTCCAGAGCCTTCTTCGCCGCGAGCAGTTTGGCGAGGTTAAGGTTCGTACCCG